TTGCTAACTGGCACTTAGTGCACAGTATTGGTGGTACTGATTACATCAGTAAACTTCCAATTGCAGTGGCAGCGAATACGATTTATCACTTAAAAATTAAAATTGACAGTGATAGAAAAGCTACATGCTTCGTTAATGGTGTACAGTATAATATTACTAGTACAGCAGGAAGCACAGGTGGTACTGCAGTAACAGCGGTTGAAGCAGGAAAAGCAGCTACTAAATCAGCAGCTTTAACTAATGATGTGGATTTAATTCCATACATTGGTATTGAAGCAGGTGCGGCAGCAGCTGAAGCAATAGACGTACACTGGACATCAATCAGTA